AACTGGGGCATTACGCTCCTCTCGGCAGCATGTTTCGCATGCACCTGCTGGGCAATGGATGCACTCCAGGCGCTTTCGTCTACTATGCACTCTGACGTGACCTCCTAGGAGATCATTCAGCAAGAAAGAAAGCGACGCAAAGTCATTGAGTAGAGAAATGGCGATCCCGGGAGAAAAGCCAATATCCCCAAATTTCCCAAACAAAACAAGTAAGTGGACGGGACACAATAACCTGTTTCGGGCCTAATCAGATCAATGGGTTAGAAACGCAAACGGGACACACATCTTACATTTCGGCAAAAGAAAACCCCGAAGCGCTGGCGGGCGCATCCGGGGCAAAGTCTTTAAAAAAAGCCTCACAGCTTTCCGAGAACAATACAGCAAAACAGCGCCGCAACGCAATGTCTTTGTATGCCAAGACCCGCCACAAACGCGCTATTAAAGCATTGGGCTTTGTCCTCACCCTCGGCACGTCTGAGGCTTGGAATGGTTTGATCATCGTACTGATGGCGCGCCTCAAACCGGAGGAACGAGCCAAGCTGGCCTATGCCTCGCTTGTAACCCTCGACGACGAACAAGCCTACAAAATCGCCAACGCTGCCCTCTACGGTATCTATGAGGGGGAGCCGGTCCGATGATCACCGAAGCCCAGCTCGAAGAACAGCTCTACCATCTAAAGCACGTCTCACGAGGTCACGGTGATCAGTGGAGCGTAAACTTCGCCCGTTCGATCTTGCGCCAAGCCAAGAACCCGAAGTGGAAGCCTACAGCACGTCAACAACCGATCATTGAGAAGCTGATAAATGAGAGCCGGTTTGGTGACGATACCGACACCGGGCCAGACGACATTGAATTGATCGAAACAACGAAAGGGGCAGACGCCGCCTAATCCGCGTCCGTGCGGTGTTTTCGGACGACTGGAGAGGCACCCCATGTATCTGCGTTATCTTGAGTGGACCAAAGCGCAAAGGGAGCCCGAAAGCTCAATCCCTTAGGTCCTGCCGCTGCGTTCAGCGGTGAAGAAGTGAGCAAGCACAGGCGCGAACGCTGCGACCTGTGCGCCCAATGCGATGGCCCGGCTCCGTTGAGCAAGGACTTCACGTTGAGGGCTGGGGACGGGTTGGGCATTGCCCGGCCTTAGTCGCCCTATGCCCTCAGCTCAAACCCTCACCATTGAGCAGGGGGTAGATATAGAGAGACGCGAGATGAAAGAAAAAAAGAGAGACGACTTCGAACACATTGGCGAGCGCATCCGCGAGATAGTCCATCGCGTCCGTTGCCTCACAGTGTGCCACCGCGATCCGCATAGGTTCCACGAGGAAAAGAGCGAGATAGCGCACGAGCTGGACCAGATTGCCAGCCGAATTTGAGAGAGGAGAACAGAATGAAGCCGAACAAAGACAATATGGACCGCGACCAGAAAGCCGCAGAGCTGGCCGCATCGTATGTTGCACAGGCCATGCTCTACGCCATGTCAGAGACGGGCGCTAACCTTCAGGCTGTGCTCGCCGGTGCGAGTGCGCAGGTCGCATCCGAGATGGCAGCTTCGTTGGGTGGTCGCATGGCTGCACTGCGCCTAGAAGGTGCCGCCGATATGGTGCGCAACCTTCCATCCGCTTCCGCCTATTCTCTGGCATTCACACCGCCCGAGGGCAGCGCATAGGTCGCGGGTCCTTCCGGCACCCCCCGTGCGCGGGTAATTCGCACCCCGAGAGTTCGGGCTTTGCAAGTAAATACAAGGGGTTGAAATTGAGAATTTTGAACGAGCTTCCGTTGGGCGATGGTGGGCAGATGGTCCACCGCATCGGCGGCGCTGACCTTTGTGACCTGCTGGGCATCTCGCCCGCCATGCTTTCGGAGCTGAAAAAACGGGGCATCGCGGTGCATTACAGCAAAGACGCCTATGACCTCGCCGCGACTGTCCGTGCCTATGTCACACACCTGCGCGGCACCGCATCCGGGCGCGGCGGTGAGGATCAAGTGACCTCCCTGACAACGGAGCGGGCGCGGCTGGCGAAAGAGCAAGCCGATAGCATGGCGATCAAGAACCAAAAGCTGCGCGGTGAGCTGGTAGAGGCGGGCGAGGTGGAGCGGGCGTGGTCCGACATTCTGCGCCAGCTTCGCGCGCGTCTCATGGCGATCCCTGCGCGCATCCGCGCCGATCTGCCGTTGATCGAGGCCAGCACCGTGCAAGCCTTTGACCGCGCCTTGCGTGACACCCTGACGGAGCTTGGCAATGCCGACGATTGAACAGGTATCGCGCAACGCCCTGCGCTCTTTGATCCCCGCACCCCGCCTGCGCCTGTCTGAATGGATCGAGGGCCATGTGGTCCTGCCCGAAGGGGTGAGCGCACAGCCGGGGCCGGTGCAGCTCTGGCCCTTTCAACGCGAGATAGCGGACGCCATTGGCGACCCTGATTTAGAGCGGGTGACGCTGGTGAAGCCGGTTCGCGTAGGGTTCACAACCCTTCTCACATCGGCGGTGGCGTCCTTCGTCGCTAATGAGCCTGCGCCTATTCTGTGCCTGCTGCCCGCTGAATCCGATTGCCGCGACTATGTGGTGAGCGATGTTGAGCCGATATTTGCGGAATCACCAGTGGTTGCCAAGGCGCTGTCAGATGATCGAGAGGACGGCGATCGCAACACGCTTTTGTCGCGGCGCTTCCCGGGCGGTTCGCTCAAAGTGGTTGCGGCAAAGGCCCCGCGCAACCTGCGCAGGCACAACGTACGAATTTTGTTCATCGACGAAGCGGACGGGATGGCCGCAACGGCTGAAGGTTCGCCCATTGTGCTGGCAGAGCGGCGCACCTTGTCCTTTCCAGACCGCAAGATTGTGCTGGGGTCTACGCCCGTGCATGAAGATACAAGCCACGTCCTGCGCGCCTATGCGCAATCCGATATGCGCATTTTCGAGGTGCCTTGCCCGGAATGCGGCACCTTTTCGGAGATCCTCTGGGACGCGATTATCTGGGATGATGGCGCGCCGGAAACGGCCCGCTGGCGCTGTCCGCATTGCACGGCCGAGATTGCAGAGACCTGCAAACCGGCGATGGTAGAGGCGGGCGAGTGGCGCGCCACACGGCCCGAAATCAAGGGCCATGCCGGGTTCAAGATGAACGCGCTTGTGTCGCTGCACCTCAACGCAAGCTGGGCGCGGCTGGCGATTGAATTTATAGGCGCCAAGGATGATCCCTCGACGCTGCAAACCTTCGTGAATACCATTCTGGGCGAGGGCTGGCGTGGCGAGGGCGAGGAGCTGGACGACGAAAGCCTAGCGCAGCGGGGCGAGGCGTTCGGGCTGGACGCGGTGCCTGCGGACGTGCTGGCCCTGTCCGTAGGCTGTGACGTGCAGCACGACCGCCTAGAGCTGACCTATATAGGCTGGGCAGAGAGCGGCACAGCCTACGTTCTGGGGCATCGTGTGATCTGGGGCGAGTGGGACGACGATACCACATGGGCCAGCCTTGATGCATCCCTGCGCGAGCGGTTCCCGCACGATCTGGGCGGCAAAATCGGGGTCGACGCCTTGGCGGTGGATGCTGGCGACGGTACGACCATGCACCGGGTTACCGCTTTCGCTATGCCGCGCACCCGCCGCAAGGTGGTGGCGATCAAGGGGGCCGCTGGCAACCGGCCCTTGATCGAGCGCGCAGGCTCAAAGACAAAGACCGGCGCGCGGCTTTGGATTGTCGGGGTGGACACCGCAAAATCGCAGCTATTTGCCCGCTTATCGCGCGGCGGGTCAATTCGCGTGTCTGATGATTTGCCCCGCGTCTGGTACGAGCAAGTTGCAAGCGAAAAGGCGGTTCTGCGGTACAAGCGGGGCCAGCCGGTGCGCAGTTTCGAGCGGATACCAGGGCGGCGCGCCGAAGGTCTGGATTGCCTGGTCTACGCATTGGCCGCGCGCCAGATCATCCGGCCCGATTGGGACGCCCTGCGCGTGTCGCTGGCCCGTGCCGAAGGTCCGGTGAAGGCCCCCGCGCCGGTCCTGAAATCAAGCTGGATGGCACGATAAGAGACAGGGCAGGCCATGCCCTCGCTTCCTTGTTCGCGAAATATGGTCCCGTTAGTCGGTGAGTGGGTAAACCTCGACAGTGCGCGGCTTTGATCCTTTGTGGAGCGTGGCGCACAAATTTTACAAAGCCATGTCCAGAAACTGGACACGGCCCCGCAGGACGGGCCATACATCATTTTCTTTCAAAGCGATTTTCTAAGGCTATCAGTCTTTTCTGAATATCTTTCAGAATTGCCCTAGAAGTTGTGTCCATACCATGGATTGACTGGTTTGCATCTTTTCCTTCTTCAGGCCCATACAAAAAATAAAAATCCAAGGCGTGAATGATCTGCGCGTTCATACTACGTCCATCTTTTGCCGCGCGTTCCTTGACCGCCTCTCGCATACCGTCTGGAAAACGAACAATAAATTGATCTTGTTTTCTACTTGGTGAATCAGTCATTCGCATATCCTTTTGAGATCATCGCTTTTTGATATGCTTTTACCCTTGACGCAATCATATCAAATGGCGATAGTCGCCATATGATATGATGAGGTGAAAAAATGGCATCGAACATTCAATTTCAAATGCGCTTGCCGCCTGAACTAAAGGACTGGATTGCTGCACAGGCGGCGGCAAACGCATCCTCTCAAAACAGCGAAATCATCCGCGCGATCCGCGAAAGGATGGCGCGCCTAGACGAAGCCGAAACGGCTTAAATCAACCTCGAAAGGATAGACCATGACAGACACCCCCGAGACAGGGGCCGATACCGGCTTGCCTGAAATCAAATACATGAAGACGCTTTCACCCGTTGAAAGCCTGACAGAACGCGAGTGGATGGCGCGGGCGCAAGAGAAGATTGCGCTCATGGAAAGGATCGACGATTGCCGCGAGGTACTGTTCCAGAACAATGGGGGCAGCGTACCAAGTGCCGGTTTCAACGGCGCGCTTTGGTCAATTCTGTCCACCTATTCAACAGAAGTTGACGCGCAGATTGAAACCATCGTGGATGGCTTTGATTGGGGCCTCAACCGCGAGGAAGAAACCATCATGGGGGCGCGGAAGCAATGAAAAACTACACAATGCCGACACCGCAAGACGCCACAACAATGCGGCTCAACCTGAATATGCTCTATGACCCTGCGACAGCGCTGGCGCGGGGTGAGCCGTTGTTCATAACCTCAGATGGTGTGGACCAATCCGCCGCGCCGACCAACCCACAGCAATCACATACGCCAAAGAGAAAAGACCTTGAGCCTTTTTACTTAACCGTTCTTCATTTGAATAACTTGGTCAAAGCACTGGAAATGGTTGTGGATGATTGCAACGCATCACCGAACTGCCAAGAATATCGCAGCGCGTTGGTCGGAGTGAGTGAAGCCGTTGCCGTTGAGGTCGAAAAGCTCATGGCGATGGAACCCTGATCTGTGAATGACGCTCCCAAACCTCATTTTGCTCAATCTTTACCGCGCGTTGTCGGGTGACACAGAGGTGCCGGTGGTCTGATCGTGAAAAAAGGTTGCGCATCACCTAAATTCTGTTAAAAGAGATTAAACAGGTGGCGCACCAACACTTTTGGAGACGGTTATGACTGATAAGGGATTGCGGTTTAAGCCGATGCTAATCCGCGAAGTTGCGGAAATCGCTGGTGAACCCCGCGAGACAATCCGCACGAGAGTGAGACAGCCCGGATTGTTTGACTTTATGCAAGTCAAAGGATGGAAGCGGTTTTCGGACTTTGAGACAATCCTTGTGAGCGTTCACGCCCGCCTGAAACGTGCAACCGAAAGCGATGATCTGGCCCGTGTCGGGATGCTCTTGTGCGGCAAAAAGCTCGTAGAGGAATGGATTGAAGACGAAGACGGCAATGCATATTTTCAACGGTCAACCTTTGAGGCTGAACGCTTCCTGATCTTTTGGCGTGATAATTCGGGAAGCTGGACCGCTGATATTTTCGACAGTATCGCGGCAACGAGTGAAGCGACAAACAAGCGGTTTGAGGACAGCTATAGCGCCAGCCCCGCTTTTTGCATTGTCAATCTGCGCACCATTCTAGCCCAAACCTTAATCGCCATTTTAGAGGTTCAAGTTGCCATGGGTGGTGAAGAATGAGCGAAGCCTTTGAAATTCTCGACCACACCGGAAAACCGATCCGTAAACGCCAGATTGACGCAGGCGGCGGCGGGCGGCGCTGGGATGGTGCATCTGTCCTGACCTCGCCCCAAACCTCGACTCTTGCGGCGCGCGGCCCTGCGCAGGTGCGCGCCGCTGCGCAATACCTCAACACGCCCTACGGCAACCGGCTGGTAGAGACGTGGGGGTCCGCACTGGTGGGCAAGGGATGGCAGGTGCGCGCGGAGCACCCCAACACAGACACCGCCGCGATGCTGAATGACCAGTTCGAGGCGTTGATTTTGCCCGTCCTGCTGACCGCCGTGCGCGGCCTTGTGCGCGATGGTGAAGCGTTCATCCGCATTCACATCACGCGGGGCGGCGCGATCCGCCTGCGGCTGGTGCCAGCCGAACAGGTAGACCCAACGATAAACCGCGATCTGGGCAACGGCGCGCGCATTGTGGCCGGTATCGAGTTCGACGCCGACGACGAAGTGACCGCCTATCACATCCTGCCCGAAGCCCCCGGCACCCCCTTCGTCACCTACGGCGCGGCGGTGCGCGTCCCTGCGCGGGACGTGCTGCACATCTTTGACCAGCTTTTCGCAGGGCAGGTGCGCGGCCTCTCATGGCTGGCACCCGTCCTGCTGAAACTGCGCGACCGTGACGAAGCGTCCGACGCCCTGCTGATGCAGATCAAAACCGCCGCCCTGCTGACCGGCTTTGTCCGTGATCCTGACGGCAGTTTCGCAGGCTTTGAAGGCCAGCAAGAGGGTGGCGCGCTGAATGTGGCGCTAGAGCCGGGTGCAATGCGCATCCTTCCGGGCAACGCCGATGTGACCTTTTCACAGCCGGGGCAAGGGGTGGCACAGGCAAACGAGTTTCTGCGCGCGCAGGATCGAGAGATTGCGGCGGGTGCCGGTCTGACCTTTGAGGCCCTGACAGGCGATCTGACACAGACGAATTACAGTTCGGCCCGCGTGGGGTTGTTGGAGTTCCGCCGCCGCGCCGAAATGCTGCAAAAATATCTGATCGAGGGCAAGTTGCTGCGCCCGCTTTGGGCGCGCTGGATCGAGGTTCTGGACCTTTCTGGCGAGATCGAGGCGGGCGGCGCTGCATCCGGCGACTTTACCGGCGTTCGCTTTGTCCCGCCGGGGTGGCAGTGGGTTGATCCGAAAAACGAGGTAGAGGCGGACGCCCGCGCTATCGAGGTCGGGTTGAAATCCCGCGAGGAAGTTGTTGCAGGCCGGGGCCGCGACATTGACCAGCTCGACCGCGAGATTGCCCGTGATGCCAGCCGCGCGCCCGCGCCCAAGGCACCCGCGCCAGCACCGACAGAACAACCCGAAACCGACGAAGAAGGCGACGACACATGAGCCTACATATCCGCGCCCTGACACCCGCACCAAACAGCGTTGATCTGGACGCCCGCACCGTTGAGGCGATTATCTCGACCGGGGCAGAGACACAGCGCCCCGGCTACATCGAGCGGCTGGACCTTTCCGGCGCTGATCTGTCCGCTTTGGTGGGCGCGCCCGTTCTGGACGCGCACCGCAGCACCAGCACCCGCGACCAGTTGGGGGTGATCGAGGCGGTAGAGCTGCGCCCCGAGGGCCTTTGGGCGCGCCTGAAATTCCGCAACAACACGGCGGCGCAATCCGTGCTGGCAGATGTTGGGGAAGGCACCCTGCGCGGCCTGTCTATCGGCTATCAGGTGTCCGCGTGGAAAGACGAAATGCGCGGCCAAACCCGCGTCCGTACCGCAATCAAATGGAAGCCCGTAGAGGTTTCCCTTGTCCCTGTCCCTGCTGATGCCGGGGCGCATTTTCGCAATGGAGAAAACGAAATGCCAAACGACGAAACCACGATCCAGACGACAGACGCCGCGCCCGTCACAGCGACCCGCGCAGATACAAACGCGGCAATTCGCACCATGGCGGACACCGCTGGCCTGACCCGCGCTTGGGCAGACGCGCAGATTGATGCAGATGCAACGGCGGACGAAGCCCGTGCCGCTGCATTTGAGGCGATGCAACAGCGCAGCGCCAGCACCGCCACACGCACAACCCGCGTCACAGTAGGGGCAGACAACACCGACCCCGCCGTGATTGTGACACGCGCAGGTGAGGCGCTGTTCGCGCGTCATAACCCCACGCATGAAATCTCTGCACCGGCGCGGCAATACGCGGGCCTGACACTGCCCGATCTGGCCCGCGATTGCCTGACCCGCGCGGGCGTCTCGACCACGGCCATGTCAGTCGATACCCTCACGACACGCGCCCTGCACACCACGTCCGACTTTTCGCTGATCCTTGGCGATGCCACGGGCCGCGAGCTGCGCCGTGCCTATGCCGCTGCACCGTCCGGCGCGCGACAGCTTGCACGGCAGACCACGGCCCGCGACTTCCGCGCAAAGCGCGCGCTGCAATTCGGTGAAGGCCCCGAGCTGGAGAAGGTGAACGAAGGCGGCGAATTTACGCACGGCACGATCGAGGAAAGCGCAGAGACCTACAGCGTTGAGACGTTCGGGCGCATCTTTGCCATTTCACGGCAGGCGATTATCAACGACGATGTAGGGGCCTTCATGCAGATCCCCGCGAAGCTGGGCAACGCCGCGCGGGCTTTCGAGAATGCAGAGCTTGTCAAAAAGATCACCGCAAACCCCGCAATGAGCGATGGCACCGGCGTGTTCCATGCCGATCACGCCAACCTGACCGCCACCTACGGCGCGCCAGCGCTTGCCACCCTTGCAGCGGCGCGGCTGGCCATGCGCAAGCAAAAGGGCCTTGCGGGTGAATTGATCGAAGCCACCCCGCGCTTCGTACTGGTGCCTGCGGAGTTGGAAACAGTCGCGGAACAGGCGCTGGCCGAAATCGCCGCGACAAAGACCGCAGATCACAACCCGTTCGAGAACCTGACACTGCTGACCGAAGCGCGGCTAACCGAAGACGAACAATGGTACATTGCGGCTGATCCCGCCATGATCGACGGTCTGGAATATGCCTATCTCGAAGGCGCGCCCGGTCCGCAGATCGAGACCCGCCAAGGTTTCGAGGTGGATGGGGTGCAGATGAAGGTCCGCCTAGACTTTGGGTGCGGCTGGGTAGACTACCGCGGCTGGCACCGGGTCGGCTGATGGCGATCACAGCCACAGAGCTGGAAGCTTGGCGCGATACCCTTATCATGAATCGCGCCAAGGGCATCCGCGAAGCGCAGATAGGTGACGAGCGTATCCGTTTCGGCACCGATGCCGAAATGGGTGCCGCTATTGCGGACCTCGAAGCCCGCCTGCGCGCCCTGACCAGCCGCCGCCCGTCTAAAATCAAATTCAGCAGCTCGAAAGGTCTGTAATGCCAAGCCCGCGCTCCCCTTCCATGCCGACAAAGCGCCAGATTGCGGACGCCTATGAGATTGCCCGCGATTTGTGCCCGGGTGTCCGCATTAAGGGCGTCGGGCCGGATGGCGTGATATTTGAGTACCCTGATAAGGGGACTGCGAGTGGTGAGTGGGAAGGCAAACCCTTTTCAGGTGATGCAAAGTGAAAACAAAAATCCCTCACCTTCGTTCTAAGCAACGGCGTGGCCGCTGGTTTCATACCTATCGCCGTGGCGATGTAGAGCGCTCTTTGGGCGTTCACGGATTGCACCCTACTGACCCGAAAGTGTTGGCAGCGTGGGCGGCAGAACATGCCCGTTGGCAGGACATGCCACCAAGCACAGAAACGCCGGATGCAGGCACGTTTGCTTGGGCATTGGACCTCTACACGTCTGGTAACGAAAAGTGGTCAAAGTTTTCCAAGAACACAAAAAACAGTCGCGCTGCGATCTTTGCCCGCTATCGCGCTGCACAAGGCACGCGTCCAGTCTCGACAATTACCGGACCTGTTATTGAACGCGCACTTTACGCCAAAGGTGGATGGGCCGCCGTTAATGAATATAAGGCGCTCAAACCGGTTTTTGAGCATTTGCGCCGACTTGGATTTATCACAAAGAACCCGCTTACGGGCATTGAATTAGACCGCCCAAAGATTGAGGGTTTTCCTGTTGCTGAGGCAGATGAAATTGCAATGTTTCAAACGCGTTGGCCTATTTTTACGCGCGAGCGGCTAGTTTTTGACCTTGCCTTGTACACTGGGGCCGCACGAGCTGATCTGGCAAAGCTGGGTAGGGTCAATATCAAGGGTGACTTACTTGTCTATGATCGACAGAAAAGCGGCACAACCGCCCGCGTTCCAATTACGCCAGAATTGAAGGAAGTGATTGATCGGACCCCCGACATTTCCCCGGCCTTTATCCTAACTGAGCGCGGCAAACCATACACCGCCGAAAGTCTTGGCAACCTATTCCGCGATGCAGCGGTTAAGGCGAAAATGACAGCCCGACTGCATGGGTTGCGCAAAGCGTTCTGTATTTATTGGGCTGAAAAAGGATCATCTACCCACCAGATAGCCGCGATGGCTGGTCACATGAGCCTTTCAGAAGTCGAGCGGTACACCCGCGCCGCCGACCGAGAGCGTATGGTTAAATTACTTTTAGGGGTGGCCTAAATGGGACACGCCTATCCAGAAGCGGGACACAGAAACGTAACTAGCTGTAAAGAAAAGGAAAATATCATGCAGAAAGAACAATGGCGATCCCGGGAGAACGGCACAGTTTGAGGCTTATCAGCCGCTTAAGCTGGCGAACCACCAAAAACCTACCATTGAAAACATTGGTGAAAACCAGTGTCTGGCGAACATCTACGCAAAAGAAAACGCCGCGACCTCGGCAAAGGTCAACGGCGTTCAAAAGCATAAGAAACGCGACATTTCTTCCGGCAACGATAGCCCGAAGCGCCGCGCAAATGCAATGTCTTTGTATGCCAAGGACCGCCATAAGCGCGCGTCTAAGTCGCTGGGCTACGTCCTGACAGCAGGAACGCCGGACGCTTGGGAGGGCTTCGTGCTGATCCTCAAGGCGCGGCTGACCACGGGCGAACGGCAGGCGCTGGCGATGGCCGCTCTGGTCACGTTGGACGATGATACCGCCTATCGCACGGCATCGGCGGCGCTGTTCGGCGTTCTGGACGGCGAGGTGCTGGCATGAGCTATATCGACGGCCAGCCGATTGTACGCTCAGCGACACCTGACGAAATCGAGCGTCTGTTGCATCATATGCCTGTGGTTGCCCAACGCGCAGAAAACACATGGGCCAAGGGCTTCGCACTGTCTGTTGCAAAGCAGGCGCGGCGCAGAAACTGGAAACCATCCCCTAAGCAACTGTCGATGATGCGGTCACTGGTCGCTGACCTGTTCGCATACGCTGGCGATGATGATGGAGATTTTGACCCGATCGAAAGCTGATTGCCCGTTGCGCTGCTGTTGAGCGGCTGCGGCGTAACGGGTGAAGCATCGGCCTGCGTTCATAGTGAGCAGATCCTGAGAAGGAGCATATCACAGAACGCGGGCCACGCTCTAGCTTTTGACCGTCGAGCAATATCGGCGGGGATATAGATCGGGAACTACCCCACTCCGAGCGGAACCAGTGCCTACTAGGCCGCTCAGAAACGCGACACAGAACCCACCGCCTCAGTGCGGGGACCGTACCGAAGCAAGACTGCAAAGGACGGGGCTGGAGAATACCCAGCGGGACAGCGGCTGGCCCCCGATACCGGGCATCGCGTGGATACGATCTAGGAAGGTAGGACTGTCACCCAAGCAAGGAAGTAGTCCTTGTCTAAGGAGGGGGACAGTAGCGGGGGCCGGGTACGTCCAATGAATAATACGTTACAGAATAACATTACATCTATGTACTTTGTAACGCATTACTGTTATACTATCACAAAACCGCAAGGGGATATGATGCTGACGATCGAGCGCACACCGATAGCAACGGGCGACACCGTGGACGCGGCTGACCTGCAAGAGCATATGCGCCTAGACGCGGATCTTGTGGCGGGTTCGACTGCATACGTCCAAGCGGCATCGGCGGAGGTAGAGGGCTACTGCGCGCTGGCCTTGCTGGATCAGACAATCACCGTCACCACTGGCACATTGCCGGGGCGAGACATCCGCCTTCCTGTCGGGCCTGTCGCCCCTGATGCAGACATCACGGTTCACCTGATAGAGCTGGACGGCAGCACAACGCTTGTCCCCGACGAAGGCTATTGGCTGGAAGGCGGGCTATACCCGGCGCTGCGTTTCACTGAGGGAGAACCCGGCGGGCGACTTCGGATCACCTACACCGCAGGCTATGGCGATACATCGGCAGACGTTCCGGCGGATCTGCGCATGGCGATCTGTGACCTTGCTGCACGGCTGTACGATTACCGAGCGAGTGAGAAGGCGGCGACAATGCCAGCGGCCACGGCGCGGATCTGCGCGCGCTATCGTCGTGTGAAGGCGGGCGCGTAGAATGGTCCCAATAGGCCAATGTTTAAGTACCCACCGGACCGTTGATTGGGCTGTTCTTTTCTCTCTCCCAAAAAATCGGGGCAGGAAATCAAGTTGCCAACTTTACAACTTGATCGAGACGCCAAATGACTAGGGCAAGCAAAGAGGCCACGGCGGCGCTGCGGTTCTTGCCAACGTTGATCGTTCCCGAAGGGCGTTTGGCTGGCAAAAAGCTGAAGCTGGCAAAATTCCAAAAAGACTTCGTGCGGGGCGCGTTCTCTAAGGGCACGTCTGTCGCCTGTCTAAGCATTGGCAGGGGCAACGCTAAGACTGCCCTATCCGCTGGCCTTGCCTTGGGGCATCTGCTGGGCGAAATCGAGTGCCAGCCTAAACGCGAAATCATATTCTGCGCGCGCAACCGAGATCAAGCGCGCACGGCGTTTGCGTTCCTTGTGGGCTTTATCCAAGGGCTACCGGAGGATGAACAAGAGCAATTCACCATCCGGCGCGGCTCTAAGCTGGAAGTCGAAACCGACCTAAACGGCGGCGGGCTGGCGCGTGTTATCGCAGCGGATGGCAAGTCTATTCTGGGCGGCGCGCCTACGCTGGCGATCCTCGACGAGCGGGCGGCGTGGGAACGGGACAAGGGCGACAACCTCGAAAACGCTATTCTGTCCGGGCTTGGCAAACGTGACGGGCGGGCGCTGATTATCTCGACGAGCGCGCCGGATGATGCGAACACCTTTTCACGCTGGTTAGACGAGCCACCAAACGGCACCTACGTTCAAGAGCATCGCCCGGACATGGGGCAACCTGCTGACGATCTGGCAAGCCTTCTCATAGCAAACCCCGGCAGCAAAGAGGGCATCGGGCCAACTGCTGAATGGCTACAGGCACAGGCACAACGGGCGATTGCACGGGGCGGATCTGCCCTATCCAGCTTCAGAAACCTAAACCGCAACGAGCGCGTGGCGTCTGACGATAGGTCTGTTCTTGTCACCCTCGACGAATGGATGACCTGCGAAGTCGGGCCGGATGACATGCCAGCGCGTGACGGGCCGTGCATCCTTGGCGTGGATCTGGGCGGTTCCCGTTCAATGAGTGCGGCGGCGCTGTTCTGGCCTGACACCGGACGGCTGGAAGCTGTCGGCACCTTCCCTGCAAAGCCTTCCCTTGCGGATCGAGGCGCGGCGGATGGCGTGAGCGGGCGCTATACCGAAATGCACGATCGGGGCGAATTGTCTGTCCTGGGCGAAAACACCGTTCCCCCTGGTCTATGGCTGTCGGAGATTGTGAAGCTGGCAGACGGGGCAGACATTGCTTGCATAGTGGGCGATCGGTTCCGCCATGCTGAATTTAGCGAGGCCATGCAATCGGCGGGCCTTGATCGGGTTCCCTTCATTTGGCGGGGCTTTGGCTGGAAAGATGGCAGCGAAGATATTGAGCGGTTCCGGCGCGCGCTGTTTGATGGCGAGATCCTGACCACTCCTTCCCTGCTGCTGCGTTCTGCGTTCTCTGACGCGATCACGCTTGTTGACCCGGCGAACAATCACAAGCTGGCGAAGGCGCGTTCCTTGGGCCGTATCGACGCGGCGGCGGCGGCTGTTCTTGCTGTTGCCGAGGGCATGAGGCGTAAGGCGGCAATCAACAAAAAGGCGCGTTTGGCATGGGCATGAGTGCAAGCAAACTCGACCGCCGTATCGTGATCACGCGGGCCGAAATGATAGACGATGGTTACGGCAACGTGACGGGCGAATTTGAACCGATCGGCACCATCTGGGCGCACCGTTCCGACATTAAGGACGGCGAAAAGGTATTGGCGGGATCTGTCACGTCTGACCTGCAAACCCGGTTAACGGTTCGCAGTTCGGCATTTTCGCGGGCGATCACGGCAGCGGACCGGGTCCAGCACGCGGGCCTTGATTGGAATATCACCGGGATCAAGGAAAGCGCAGACGGGCGTTTGCAATTCCTCGAATTGAGCGCGACCGCGAGGAACAACGGATGAAAGAGCATTTCCGCCATAGCAAGCGCGTGACCTCGACGAAGCGTTGGCAGGCTGTTCGCCATGCCGTGCTAGAGCGCGATGAATGGGCCTGCGTTAAATGCGGCGATCGGCGGCGGCTGGAGGTGGACCATATCCATCCGGTACGCACCCACCCGCAGCACAGTTTCGACCCGGCGCAATGCCAGACGCTTTGTGCATCGTGCCATACAAAAAAAACCAGAATTGAGTGCGGACACAAACCGACACCACCCGACCGCCAAGCGTGGCGGGATTCTATCAGCGCAATGATGCGCGAAACCACCGAGCAAAAAGGAAAACACCATGCTTGAATCTTTGAAAATTACCCGCCGTCAATCCGAGATCCGCCAGAACCTTGCGGAGCTGGTAGGCAAACCGACACCCACCGAGGACGAAACCCGCAGCATGGATAAGCTGGATCAGGAGTACCGCAACAACGAAGTGCGGTTCCGCGCGGCGCTGGTATCCGAGGACGAACAACGCGACGAAGCCAAGGGCGAGCTGGAAACCCGCAGCGGCAAAGAATGGGCCGAGATGATGGGCAAGTTCGAGCTGCGGCAAGTGGCTTTTGCGATCGACGAAGGCAAGGCAATGAGCGGGGCCACCGCCGAGATCGTGGAAGAAATGCGGAGCGCTGGAGGCTATCAGGGCATCCCGATCCCCTATGCGGCACTGGAAACCCGCGCGGGCGAAACCGTATCAACCGGGACACCATCGCCTGAAATGATCCGGCCCATTATCGACCGGATCTTTCCCGGCAGCGTGGCCGAGCGTCTGGGCGTCCAACGTATCAACATCGCGCAAGGTTCTGTTGCTTTCCCTGTCGCAACGGCTGGCGCTGTGTTCGGATGGCAGACAACCGAGCTTGGTGACGTTGGCGCTGCTGCTGCTTACGCCACCAGTGAGCGCAGTTTGGCACCGGATTACACGGGCGGCGCGCAAATGGTTATCAGCCGCAAGACGCTGAAACAATCTGGCGAAGGTTTGGAAGCTGCTATCCGCCGGGATCTGAACGCGGCGATCGGCACCGAGCTGGACCGCGTGGTTATCAACGGCAGCGGCGCGGCGGGCCAGCCTTTGGGGTTCATCCCCGGCGCGGCAACCTATGGCATTGCTGTGGAGGACGTGAGCGCAGCGGCAACATGGGCGGCGTTCCGTGCCGAGATCGTGGCGTTTATGGAAGCCAACGCAATCACAAGCGCAAGCCAAGTCAATTTGGCCTTTGATCCTGCGATCTGGGCGGACCTCGACGACACGCTTATCAGCGGCACCGCCGTGAGCGAATGGGACCGCCTGACAAAGCACGTTGGCACCCCGGCGATCAGCAATGTGATCCCGACCGAAACGGCGATCATGACGGCCAACGTGCAAGGCATCGCGCCGGGTTACATGGGCCTGTATGGCGGCGTGGATCTTATCCGCGACCCCTACACCAAGGCGGGATCTGGGCAGCTCGTTTTGACTGGCCTTGTCACTGCGGACTTTGTGGCACCGCGTGGCCTGCAAACCCGTATCCTGACCAACTTGGCGGCAGCATAATGCTTTGGGGCGGTAACAAAGGCACGCTGGAGATCAGGGCCGAGGGCGGTACAACCCGCCTTCGTGCCACGTTCCCCTATGGTGCAGAAACCGAGCTGGCACCGGGGCGGCTGGAAGTTATCGCCCCGCGCGCCTTTGCCGATCGTATCAACGGCGGCGATGAAATCCACCTATTGGCAGGGCATAGCTATGACAAGCCATTGGCAAGCAGATCAGCCGGCACTTTGCATCTGACTGACACCGACGAAGCCTTGCAAATCGAGGCCACCCTCGACGATGGCACGAGCTGGGCGCGGGACTTCCTTGCGGCGCATGGTTCGGGGCTTATCAAAGGGCTGTCACCGGGCTTTCGCGTGGCATCTGGCGGCGAGCGTATCGAGCGGCGCGGGGCTGGAATGTTGCGCACCATCGGCAAGGCGGATCTGTACGAATTATCTGCTGTGACCCGGCCAGCGTATCCGGCGGCACAGATCGAAGCGCGGGCGTGGTCGAATGTTCTCGACGGGAACGTTCGCCCCGATGGCCTGCACCGCACCCTTAACCGTTGGAGGGCGTGAGCATGTGGCCTTTTAAGAACAAAGTAACCGTTCCGGGCGGGAACGTTATAAACGAAACCCGATCGAGCGGCACGGGCTACACGGCGCAAATCATGGCAGCGCGTGAAAGCTGGTTCTCTGGGCAATCGGGCTTGGCGGAGCTGACAAGCACCGTGCAAAGCTGTGTATCGCTCTGGGAAGGCGCTCTGGCGGCGTCTGACGTGATCGGCACCGACATGCTGGACAGACGCACGATGGCGCTGGCGGGGCGTTCTCTGGCCTTGCGTGGCGAGTTCGTGGCGCTGATTACCGGGGACGGCATTGTCCCTGCGTCTGACTGGGATATTAGCACCCGCAACGGCATCCCGCGCGCCTACCGCGTGAGCATATCCGAGGCGGGCGGCGGGCGTTCCGAGACGGCATTGGCTGGCGAGATCCTGCATTTCCGCATTGGCTCTGATGCTGTCACACCGTGGACCGGGCAGGCACCTTTGACACGTTCGGGGCTGTCGGCATCCTTGCTGCAAGAAGTCGAAACCGCCTTGCGTGACGTGTTCCGAGACGCGCCGATCGGTTCCCAAATCGTGCATCTGCCCGATAGTTCCGCCGAGGATATGGAGGAGATGCGCGCGGCGTTCCGTGGTAAGCGGGGATCTACCCTTGTGATCGAGGGCGTGGCGCAGTCGACGGCGGCGGGCCTGAATCCGCAGTTAGGTCAAAAGCCTGACCAACTGTCACCGGATCTGCAAAAAGCGACCCATGTAGAGGCGCTAGGAGCTGCACAGGACGGCGTTGCGCTGGCCTTTGGGGTTCTCCCCTCAATGCTGACACGATCCGCACAAGGAAATACCATACGCGAGAGCCAGCGCGCGCTCGCTGTATGGACGCTGCAACCCATTGCGGACCTGATGGCCGAGGAAGCCACCGCCAAGCTGGGCGGCACCGTCACGATCGACACCATGCGCAACCTGCAAGCGTTCGACGTGAGCGGACGGGCGCGGGCCATGAAAACAATCATCGAAGCGATGGCAGCGGCAAAGGCGGCTGGCGTAGATCCGGCGGCGGCGCTGCATCTGGTAGATTGGAAGGAATAGCGTTTGCAGTCGCTGGCCTTTTGTTCTTGGGCCTAACTGCAAGGGGTAAGACGGCGAGTACCCGGCTTGATAGTGCCAAACCCCGTCAAGGCGCGGTCCCGTCCAAGGACGCGGCGCAGGCTGGCATATCGTGAGGTAGGGCCAGCTAGGGCCGGGTGTATCTCCCCCCGGTCTAGGGGATCGGAGGGCAACGGGATGTTGCGCCGATCCCCGATTACTGCGCACGGAACGCAGTGACGAGCCGCGCGCTGCACAGTGGAAACCTATCTTGTGATCGGTCACATGATGCGAAGTGGCAAACCCCTCGCGCGCGCGGCTCACTTGAATTTGTTTCAATTGAGGGCTTGAGTGGCAACTTGCCATTCAGGCGTGGAGTGTCATCGGATGACAGTGAGCCGCTGTTGCCCTATCGTTGACGCCTCCAACGATTGAGGGGTTCCCAACCTTTGCGACTTCCCCGCGATCCTGCGCCGGGGCTGGCCTATTTTTTAACAGATTCCAAACTACTTATTTTATCAAGAATCTCAGCTAGTCGATGATTAACTACCTGCCTCTCTGCGTTCATATCTCTTGCCATAGTCCGCAGCTTCTCAAGCTGTGCATCGTCTGCATTCGGCTTAGTAATCCATTCATCCAGCGCCGCTATAATCTCTGCGTTCATACTGCGGTTATTTTGCTCAGCAGATTCCTTAATCTTGTCGCGCATACCGTCTGGAAAACGAACAATGAATTGATCTTGTTTTTTGGCTGACGCTTCACTCATTTCATATCCCTTTGCGATCATCGCTGTTTGATACTATTTTACACTTGACGCAATAATATCATTTTGCGATAGTCGCATTGTGATATGGAGGAGATAGGCATGAGAGCAACGAGCATACAATTTCAAATGCGTCTGCCCCCTGACCTCAAGGACTGGATAGCTGCACAGGCGGCGGCGAACGTATCCAGCCAAAACAGCGAAATCATCCGGGCGATCCGCGAACGGATGGAACGCACCGAAACCCCAACAACATAACATTGGAGAACAATATGGTCGATATTTCCACCTTAAGGGTGCCTGTACCTTCACGCGCCACCCTTAGCGATTGCCACACTGATGCGCTCATTTTGCACGGGCTGGTTCAGGCTATGGAAGAATTACAGGGCAGCACGACCCCGCAAGCCTTCCAAGGCACTGGCGCGTTGATGGTGACGATCGAGCGCATGGCGAACAATCTCGCCAATGATCTGGATGCACTGGTATGACCGAGCGCAAAAGAGACGTGAGCGGCAAGGCGTACCAAATCAACGGGATCTTGCGCACCTGCATTTTGGCCTGCGATCCAATGTCTACGATTGCAGAATGGAATGGCGATGATGGTATCGAGCGGACGCTTGAAGTCGCGGAAAAGATGATGGGCGAACTGATTGACGAGATCGAGGCGTTGGAGCGGGCGGCGGGATCTGCCACCGCTTGAAATGCCCTATTGTCATTTTCAATAGGTTTTGTTAGGCTGTGGGGAATGGCAATAGCTTTAAAGGAATCCTGAATCATGGGACTGCGTGCTAAATCTAAAACCGCCTGCGAAATCGCAAGGATTGACCCTTTGCGCCTCAATGAGGCAATTCATGCCGGGTTCTATCCTTGCGCCCCCGAAACGCGCCCCGGTTCGTCCCGCGTGTATGATGTTGATCAGATCGTCGCTCTGCGCATTTACGGCGTTTTGCTTGGCCTAAGCCTTTCGGCAGAACGCGCGGGCTACATCGCTTGCGAGGCATACGGGCTATATAATGGCCGCGAGGATTACACGATGTTGGTCTATAGCAATATGCGCAACGGCGCGTGGCATATGTTGGCATTTTCTGCTGACAGTATGAGCAAAGACCTGCCCCGCCTTGCCATGCTGTTCGACATTCAAGACCTGCGCAAAGAAGTCATCGCACACCTCGAATTTGAGCGCGAAAATCAGATCGTTGGCGAGGACTAATGAAAAATCGCGCTGCCCTACTCAAACAGTCTGACCTAACCCGCTACGCGAAAGCTATGCGGGCGGCTGATGTTGTGGAGTATCGCGTGGTGGTGCGGACTGATGGCACTCACGAAATTATCGTTGGCAAGGCCAGCGTAGCGACTGGCAGCGCGACCGGATGGGAGGACGTATGAAGCACCGCAAACAGTATCCCGGCGCGACACCCTACACCGATGCGCGTGGCAAGAGGCGCTGGCGCTATCGCAAGAGCGGAAGGGCGTTTGAACTTGGAACTGACTATGGGTCCGAGGAATTTGTGCGCCGTTATGAAGCGGCTGTTCATGGCGCTAAGGTAAAGGGAATGATCGGCTCAGACCGCATTCAACCGGGGACAATCAACGATCTTGTTTCCCGGTACTATGTCGTCGCATTTGCGGGCGATAAATTGGCGGACAGCACTAAGCGAAGCTATCGCGGAATTATCGAAAAATTCAGAGAAGAACATGGGCACCGTCCCGTCGGAACTCTAAAATCTCACATCATTGAGACCCTGATTGCCAAAAAAGCGGCAACGCCAAATGCTGCAAACAACTTCCGCAAACGTCTTAGCCAGTTACTAGACTATGCGGTTAAGCTGGAATGGCTGGCGACGAATCCGGTACGGCAAACGAAGCCGCTAGAGATTGAGGGCGGCGGCATCCACACATGGTCTGAGGATGATATTGCCCGATTCTACCGGAAGCATGAAGCAGGCACCCTACCCCACCGCGTAATGACCCTGATGTTATGGACAGGGGCCGCGCGTGTTGATGCAGTGAAGCTGGGCTGGTTTAGCATTAAAGAAACCGCAGACGGGCCGCGCATTACATACCGTCGCCAAAAAACCCGGCGACACAAAAAGCCTGTTCTGGTGAGCATCCCTATCGCTAATGATCTGCGCGCAATGCTGGACACCTGCGACCGCAATGCAGGCACGTTTCTGCAAACCATCCACGGCAAACAGAGATCCCCCAAATCAGTGACAGGCGACATGCGCGAGTGGTGCGATAAAGCTGGATTGCCAGACTGCACACCGCATGGATTGCGCAAGGCGATTGCAAGGCGTTTGGCTGAAGCTGGGGCATCTGCAAGCCAAATCGGCGCGATCACCGGACACAAAACGCTGTCCGAAGTGCAACGATATGTTGAAGCGGCAAACCGCGAAAGCATGGCTGGCGATGGCATGGCGCTGTTGCTGGCGAGACCGAACGGCGAACAAACCGTGGTGAACCTACCAACAATGTTCGCCAAAAAAACAAATAACCCACTGAAACTAAAGGATTAAATATCATGTTTGGCGATCCCGGGAGGACTCGAACCCCCAACATCCTGATTAGAAGTCAGGTGCTCTATCCAGTTGAGCTACGGGACCGCAGTTGCGAGCAATTTTACTTCTCACAGGAGCGTTATGCGCGATACAGC